GCAACGCAGGGCGGGCGGGGGGTCTTCCGACGGAATCAAGGGGAAAATTCCCCTTAATAATCCCCTTCCAGGACTGTTTTACAGTCCCTTAGATTTTCGTGAGCTGAAAGGCAACGAAAATTAACGAAACGTGCCGCCGTTCCATCACGTCCCCAGTGTTGAAAACACTGGCAATTTGTTCCCGAAACCGATTTCGGGAACAGGACCCGCATACCGGCAAAAAATTAACATTCGTTAGTGGCCAGTATGCGGCAGATTGTAAATGTACGCCCTATAACGTACATTTACCACGAAATTTACTACCTTTGCAGGGAGTAACTAATTCATCAAAACAATAGCATTATGAAAAAAGCATTATTTATTGCAGCAATGATCCTGGCATTGGCCAGCTGCGCTCCAACGGGACCTCAATTTTCCCAGATTGCAGGACTGATTGATTATTCCCAGTACCCGGGCATGTTCCTGACCGAATCCAACTCTGTGAGCTTCGATTACACTCCAGTCGGATCTCTCATCGCTGTAGAGACGACTGGCGTTGTGGCCAAACAGACAGTCAAGGAGAAAGATATGGATGATATCTATGACAATGGGAAAGGCTACCGGAACAATGGCAAGCTTTATTACAACACTTATGAGACCACAAAAGGTAAGGTGCGCCATGCAGATCCTCAGTCCGCCCTGACCTATGCCGTGGATGAGGCCAAAACCCTCGGAGGTAACGGGATCATTAACCTGCACATCCGTCGGATCACTGATGGATATGAAGTGACCGGCATGGTCATCAAGCGTAAATAAGCAGATTCAAACCTGCTTAATCTTTAGTTTTCACGGAAAATAACGCGGAATCTCACGGAATTTTCACGGAAAATTGAGGAAATTTCGGGAAAATTTCCCCTATTTTTATGTTTTATAGCATATTTCGTCATTTTTTTGGCGAAATGTGTTGTACATTTACGTTTTCGCTGTATCTTTGCAGCGCTATACCCATCGATGTCTGTCATCGCCGCCTGAGCGTCGGTTATCCGCTCGAATCCGCTTCGGGCTTATTTTTTGCCCGGACATATAGCTGAAAGGCTGCCTTTCCGATCCATAATTGGCGCTCTCCGGAGATGACACTTGTTGGGTATAGCAACGGAACAGGCAGCCGTTTTTTTATACTGCCTATTGCTATACCCAACAAGTGTTATGAACACAATTCAAATTCAACGAGAGAGGGCGTCCATGGGGACGCTGGCCACGGCAGCGGTCAAGGCGCTGCTGAAGTTCTTAACCTCACAATCGATCAACACGCTGCTGGCGTTGTGCGCCTTCATCAGCGTCATGTGCTGGCTCCTCAGCGACGGCTTCTATGCCCGCGAGACGGCCACCTGGTGCTGCGCCTGGGTGCTTCACTTCGCCGCCATGTCGTCAATAGACATCAGGAAAGGAGGTGTCAAATGATGGGAAGCAACGGACAGAACTGGACGAGTGCGCACGCCGCCAAGAATATGGAGGTGGAAATAGAATACAGCGCCCAGCTGAAGGAACTGCGCCGTGAGCGGCAAGAGAAAGTCCATAATACCCAACTCTCGATCAAGGCAGACAAGCGCAGGTGTGATGCCGATATTGCCAGTCTGAAACTGGACATCGAGAAACACCGCCTGCTCGTGCTCCACAACATCGACACGCTCAAGGATCAGCGGACGATCCTGCGCCAGCGCATGCACGACAACGCTGAAGCCAACAACGACTTCAATGCCGGAGAGCTCATGCGCCTGACCGGGGACATCGATACACAACGACACAAGCTGCTCGAGCTGGACGAGGAGAGACAGCAGAGAACAGCCGCCCTCAAGGCTGAATATGAACGCAAGCGCGAGACCTGGACAAACCATATCAAGCAACTTAACCTCAACTACGAGAAAAAGGAACGTGAGCTGCGCGAGCAGCTGATGGCCACCTACAAGACGAACCGTGAAAAGGCGGAGGCCGAGCGTGCCGCCCAGGAAGGAGGTGAGGTGTAATGGAATACATCGTTAAGCCGTATAATGACAAGACAGCCCGCCGTATCACAGACGGAACTATCAAGGGCTTTATCCGAACCAGGAGCGGGAAAAACGTGAGGCTCCTGTGCAATGATGCTAATGGCGCATATCCCCTTGTAGGAATCATTCAATTAGAACTGGGTGATGTCGCCCATCAATGTACACTGACCGGCAAAACCGACACAAGACCGAATGTGACCACGCCCCATGACCTGGTTATGTTTGTCCCGGACGAGGAAGGAGGTGAGGCATGAACAACACCAAAAAGCATCATTTCCAGCTGCTCAACGGCCGTAAAGTGGTCATTGACCAGGAATGCACATTCGAGGATATCCGGCGCATGGGCGACACCATGGCCACCAGCCAGAACCACCGTCTGCAGGTGCAGGCCTACAATGAGGCCATCAAGAAATGGGACTACCTGGGAACCTTCATGGGTAACCGCCAGTTCCAGAACTGGGACGGCGACCGTTGGACCATCAACAAGGACTATCGTGGCATGACCAGGCTGACCGCGAGAAAGGAGGTGGCTGCAGTATGAACAAGGACGGACTGAAGGTGATGACCACCCGCTTTGAGGGACGTGGCCACATCAATGTGGCGATCTCCCGGTGCATCGACCCCAATGACACGAGCGTGCCAGTGGCTTGCGAAATCAATGTGTATTCGCCGGAGGATAATGGCATGAAGATACCAGACGACACGATCTGGCTGGACGATATCACCGACCTCGAGGTGCTCCATGACGCCATAGGCGCTTACCTCGAGATGATGAACGCAGAGCAAAAGAGGAAAGGAGGTGACCATGTTACCGACTGATCAGGATGCTTACGGGCCGCTGGTGGCCGTACTGAGTGCTTACCTCATGCAGTTTGAGCCGGTGGAGGAAGCAGGCGAAGGTGTCATGCTCAAGACGACAGAGCAGATCGAGAGCGAGATCCGGGATATGATCGAGCCTCTCGAGGGCCAGGTGGCCAAGCTCATGCTCGATGCCGGCTTCAAGATCATATACGCGCCAGGCGGCCGCCACGGATGGGCGATGCGTTACAGGCGATAGTATCTACGACACAACATTTTTTTGATGACATGGGGGCCTTGCGTCGTGAGACGCGGGGCCCCTTTTCCCGTTTCGGGGCCCGTCCGAACCCCCGGACCCCCACTTTTAAGAGTAATATAGCGTGCAGGTGTACATGCGTACCAGGCAAGCCTCGAGGACGGGGGGCGCGGGGGGCGAAAATAGCAAATTGCTACAGATTTTCTCCAGTACTGGAAGTTGACCTGGTAGATATCTGATGCGCTGCGCGTGAGTACCAGCACAATTCGCTGTCATTTTGCCAAACCTCCGCCTGCAATTCCGCCTTCTGATGAATAGGAGATTGTTGGCGGATTACCATAAAAACCCCAAGCCGGAAAAAGCGGCAAAATCTCGGAGTTACTTCATCATCTTCTTTTTTTTTATTTTTATACAAATACAAGTAGAAAAAAAAAGTACAAAAGTACGGAGAGGGCGAAAGTTGCCGAAAATCAGCAAATTAAGGCCGTACTTTTTTGGACTTTTCAAGAGTGCGGTGTTGTACGTACAGTACAGGAGTACGGGACCCGCAAAGAGTGCGGAAATAGTACGGCTACTAATGTACTGACGCACAAGGAAATAAGTGTCAAAAATTGGGTGTTCCGTACTTTTGTACAACTTTTTTCCAAAGTTTACAGCCCCCGTGCGCTCAAACAAATATGTAAATTCTTCACATTTTTGTTTGAGTAAATTGCCCTAAAATGGTAAGTAAATAGTATCTTTGTGCTTTGTAACTCAAACCTTTAGGCATGAATATCTACCTGTCGCTCCCGAAATATCTCTATGAGTGGTGCCTGCATGACTGGGCAGACGCTCAGGGCGTGGTGCGCTTCCCCAGGGGCAGCGCCGAGAACGATGTCCTGGAGATGATGCTGGACAAACTGGGCGAGGACGAGAAACCGGCGATGCGCGAGGAGGGCCAGATCGCCATCGCGGTGCCGGACTTCAAGAGCAAGCCTTCGCCCTACTGGTGTGTGCTCAGCGAGGACGCCCGCGAGGTCCTGAAGCACGTGATCATGGTCCGGTTCCGGGTGCAGCTGTGGAACGACCTCTACAAGGTGGATAAACTGTCGCTGCCCATCACCGACTCCATCTATGACTGGATGACGCGCCACGGCATCGAGCACGAGGAGAAATCCTGGGAGGCCATCAGGCAGATGTTCTTCAGACAGCGTAAGGCATACCGAAAAGGCCATACGCCTCCAAAGCGTTAGTTTTAACAGAGTTTAACACGGAATTCAAAACACGAAAATAACAAAGTGTAACTAACCTCAACTAAGCGTACAAACCGTAACAAACCATAACTAAGACAGGACTATGCAACGAGACAACTACAACATGCCGGGCATCATCGATGTGCGTTACCTCAACCCTGGTGATGTGCCTGCACAGATCATGAGCTCGTTCCTCGCCGGCATCCCGGTGTCGGTGTTCGTCGATGGCACACAGTTATCGATCCACGGCCAGGCGACCTGCCAGGCCGTTGAGGAACACAGCAATAACGGCAGGATCGAGAAAGCGACGCTGAACTTCATGACGGCCGACGACGTTCCTCCTGAAGGGATGCTGTGGATGATCCAACAGGCCAGCGGCGAATGGTACCTCATCGGCAGGCGCGAACAGCCATACCCTACAGTGAAGATCCAGAAGTCGACGGGAGAGCCTGGAGGAGACAGGGCCATTCAAAGCGTGACCGTAGAATTTCAGTGCTTCAAAGCCCTGATTCCGCTAGAAAGGTAGCCTCTTAAGGTCTTTTATACAGCGATTTGCCATGGGTAATTTTGTGGAAAAAGTTTACTTATGGCAAAGAGAAAATCATACCATCTGTATCTGAAGGGATATGTCGGAGGCTGGAACTTCGACAGCGACTATGTCGACTATATCCTTAATAAATACAAGGATGAGGAAGTGCATGTCCTCATCAACTCCCTGGGTGGTTCCGTGGCCACCGCCTTGAGCGTGAGCGCCGCCTTCTCCCGCCACGGGAACGTCCATGTCCACTACGAGGGCATGAACGCCAGCGCGGCCACCATCGCCTCGATGGGCGCCAAGAGCATCACCATCGACCGCAATGCGATGTACCTGGTGCACAAGTGCAGCCAGTTCATGTTCGTGTGGGACCAGATGAACGCCGACAAGCTCGACGAGTTCATCCAGGAGTGCGAAAAGACCAAGAAAGATCTCAACAAGATAGACCTGACCATCGCCAAGGGCTATGCCCAGCGGTGCAAGAAGGAACAGGCTGAACTGCTCGCCTTGATGAAGGAGGGCGGCTGGCTCACTGCAGAGGAAGCCCTGGACTGGGGCTTCGTCAACGAGGTGACCGACCTGCCCGAGGATGAGAAGCCGGTAATGACGGCTGAGGTGAAGGAGTTCCTGGCAGCAGAGGGCATTCCCGTGCCCGACGTTCCCATGGACGAAGGTGTGGATGAGCGTGGCCTGCTCTCAAAGTTCAAGGAGTTCTTGAGAGGTCTCTACCCGAAAGAATCAACCAACCAAGTTCTAAGCACAATGAAGAAGAAAGCTTTTACCATTCTTGCCGCCATTCTTGCCCTCGCCACCTTTGAGTGCGAGGAGGGCGGCTGCGCTGAGCTGACCTGTGACCAGCTGGGAACGTTGGAAGACCACATCAAAGACCTGCAGGGTAAGCTTGATGAGGCCAACAACACCGTTGCCAGCCGCGATAAGGAAATCCAGACGCTCAAGGACGAAATAGCGTCCAAGGATGCCAAGATCGCCGAGCTGGGCAAGAAGCCCGCCGACGAGTCGAAGCAGGTGAACAATAAGGGTGGCGAACAGACCACCGATGACACTAACCCCGAGCTGAAGGGCTACTGCGACGACATGGCAGAGGCTCAGAAGCTGCTCGACCAACTGAAGAAGTAATTATGCCTCCCACGAATCATCTCATCAATATTCTTCCCAGCGAGGAGGATTGGAAGCAGGCGGCCAAGAAGTGGCATCGCCAGCTGCTGAAGATGCCGGTGCTGGCAATGGACAGCATCAAGTTCCTCACTGGCCTTCCCGGTTGCCGCGTTAACCAGTATCTGGGCGGCGTGAGCACCGAGGCTCAGTTCTATCCCTACGCGCCCAACAAGCGCGGTGAGGGTGCCACCGAAATCATCTTCCGCGAGTTGCCCATCAACTTCGGCACGATGAACCAGGACTTCGAACCCAACGCTTTCGCTCAGACCATGCTGGGTGAGCACGCTGCCGTGCTCGGCCAAGGCCAGGCCAAGAGCGAGATGGCACGTCTCATCCTGGGCCAGGTAATGGCCATCGCCGGTGAGCACCTGGAGCTGGCACTTGCCAACGCCGTGCGCGATCCTGAAGGCGACACCACGATGGATCTGTTCGACGGCTACATCACCATCATCGAGAAGGAGATTGCAGCCGGCACCATCGGACAGGCCAAGAAAAACTATCTTGAGCTCTCTGATTCCATCGACGCCACCAACGTCGTCGAGTTCCTGAAGTACATCATCTTCGGTCTCGATCCCCGTCTGCGCCGCCAGCAGATCTTCGTTTACTGCGACCCGGCTCTGGTTGACCTCTACAACGAGGGCTACCAGCTGTCCAACCCGGCTCTGCCCTATAACACGCAGTACAACCAGCCCTACATCGAGGGCGGCAACCGTCGTGTAACCTTCGCTCCGCTGACCTCCCTGGCCGGCAGCGAGTACATGATCATCGCTCCCAAGATGAACATGATCTACGGCTACGACGGCATGAGCGACCTCGAGCGCCTCGAGGTGCTGCGTATGGATGTCGACACCTTCACCTTGGCAGCCAAGATGTTCTTCGGTGTGCAGCTGCGCACTGTGGACTACCGCTTCCTGAAGGTCATCAAGATGGCCAGCGCCATCAACCTGTTCCCTGACCACGACGAGCTCAACCCCGTGACTCCCGTCGTAAGCCCCACGACCGTTACCCTGGCTCCCAACGCCACCCAGCAGCTCACCATGAGCCCTGACGACGACAACTGGAGCTTCGAGAGCAGCGCTGAAGGTAAGGCTACCGTGAGCGATGCCGGTCTGATCACCGGTGTGGCTGAAGGCTCCGCCACCATCACCGCTACCCATGGCACGGGTGCCGATGCCGTCGAGTGCACCGTGGCTGTTACTGTGACTGCAGGCAGCTAATTCGCATGTTGAACCTTTAATTGACAATCAATACAATGGCAAGAGAATGTTCAAGCGCATTGCAGAAATCCCTCGAGTGGTGTGACGGTATGCCCCAGTACCCGGGCATCCGCCGCCGCGCCTACTTCTGCAACAAGAACCTGATCGCTACCTATCCCTCGCTGACGCGCGATTCGATGGGCCGACCCACCTCGAGCGTCTATGACGGCAGCTTCGAGCTCGTGTCCGGCGCCTATTGGCAGTTCATCGACATCAACCCCGACAAGTCGCAGCTCACCAGCGAGCCGCAGGGTGAGGCTCCCAGCCAGACCCAGCTCAACAAGCTCGTGCTGATGCACAACGGCGTTGATGAGGAGGCTACGCTGGCCGCAGGCTACCTCAACAACTCGGACATCATCGTTATCGTTGAGGACATGGCAGGCAACTTCAGGGTTGTCGGCAATGAAAAGTGGCCCACCAAGTGCACGGTCAACCAGGACAACGGCCAGGGCACAACGCCTGCAGGCACCACCATCAACGTGGAGGTGACCGACGAGCTTGCCGCTCCCTTCTATGTGGGATCGCTGGAGGTCGGTGAGGACACCGAGATCTACTCGTCGAAGGTGACCGCCGAGATGGCAGCTGCTAACACTGGCGGTGGAGGCGGTGGAGGTTGATCCAAAATCTAAAACAGGTATGGGGAGTTGCGTCGATGGACTCTTGACGGATGTGCCGGAATCCGCGCAACTCTCCGACCTTTTGGATGATCTCGAACCTCCGAAGCCTAAAGACCTGTTCGCTCCAAAACAGCGGCAGGCCTGGGACAAGTCCAATGAAGCCCGGTGTGACTTCTCCTACAGGCTGAGGATCACGCGCCGAAGTGATGTCAACTTCATCTCGATATGGCAGAAGACGGTCTATGGGCGCACCTTGACCGACATCAAGGGTGACCCTGCCATGGTCGAGTTCTGTGCCTCCAGTATCGTTCCTGTCATCCGTGAGACGATAGGCGCCCATCTTGACAAGGGCGGTTGGTGCATCGTTACATCACCCAAGCGCAGGCATAAGGCCAGGAACTTCGCAACGCTCATCAGTGAGCGCATCGCTGAGTCCCTGGCTATTCCTTTTTATGAAGACGTGGCACTGTGCCACACCCGCCAGCGGGTGAATGCTGCCTTTGAGCTGAACGTGCTGCCTGATGAACCCAACATCATTGTGTTTGACGACTTCGTGACGACGGGCCAGACACTGGCGGCAATGAAACGCCTGCTGGAAAAATATGACAAGAATTTAATGTTTTACACGTGTATAAACAACAAATTATGAAAATCGACGAGAAAACGACACGACGCATCCAGGCATGGCTTGACACGCCGGCCGAGAAGCGCAACATGCAGGAGGGCGCCACGCTGCTCCTGAAGCTGAACCGTAACCGCGTGATGTACCAGAACATCCTGATACATCCGAAGAAATGGGCTGCATCCCTCGAGAAAGAGCTGAGGAAAAGGCTCGAAATGAGCGTTGAAAAGGTGGACCACAAGCAGGTGGACGAGATGCGTGAACAGGTGAAGAAAATCGCCAAGTCACGCTCCCTGCAGGTGGAGAATCCCGCCAGCGAGTTCAAGAGCGGCAAACGTGCCGACCATGACCAGCTGCCGGAGGAGATCCAGGCGGCCTACACCGAGAACCTGGGAATCATGCAGCGCATGCGCATGCTCCATGGACGCCTGGTGATCCTGGAGGAGAATGCCGAGAAGAAGCAGATCCCCTGCCATGACAGCGACTGCTACCCGCTGCTGCAGGAACTCATCGAGCTTGACAAGAAGTATCACGAGAACTGGGCCAAGTATGACGACTATGACCTGGAGACAGGAAAGGTTGCAGAGAACCTTGATGCCCGTGCCGCCAGCCGTAAGGCTGCGAACTTCATCAACCTACAGAAGGGCCGCTACCGCAAGAACCCGACCGACGAGCTGAAGCAGCAGTTGGCCGACAACTATGCCATGGTGGTCAACCCGACGGAGAAGATGACCAACGAGCTGAAGGAGCTGGGCGTGATTGAATGAAACGCGGTACCGATATCGAGCAATGGTTAAAGCCGCTTGCAGAGGCACAGAATCAGGCTTACCTGACGAATGCCCTGCAAGTGGCTGACGTGCTCGAATGGGTACTGGAGCAGCTCGGCACTTCCACCGTCTGGCAAACCTCGTTCTCTATCTCTGAGGAGTTCCTCAGACGCCTCTACTTCATCCAGCGCGGAGGACAGATCAAGGAGTTTAACCTGGTACTCGACCTGAAGGCGACGAACAAGACGATATCGCTGTGGCCGTTCCTCTGCCAGGTGATCAGCAGAACCTATCTGGCCGACAACCACAGCAAGATATTGCTCGTTGAGAGTGAGAAAGGGGAGGTGGTGACAGTAGTGACCAGCCAGAACCTGACACGAGGAAACAGGGCCGAAAGCGCATTCATCTCTACGGATCTGGACATCTTCAGAACCGTCAAAGCACAAATCGATGATTTAATAACAAACCATAGCGTCCCCCTCAATGACCTTTACAGAGAAAGAATTGGAGCAGATTGAGCAGCTGGCGTCACTTTACCTGCCCGTGACCGACATCGCTACAGTGATGGGGGTACGGCCGGAGGAACTGCGCAAGCAGATCCGCATCAAGGATGACCCGGTGGCCATCGCCTACCAGAAGGGCAAGACGATGCGTAAAGTACAGCTGCGCAAACAGGAAATCCAGCTGGCACAGGTCGGCTCACCGCTCGCCCTGGAGAATGCACGGCTGGCGCTCATCGACATGGAAGATGACGAATAAGTCAATAAAATGAAAGTGAAGGAAATTAATTTCCTCCAGTGTCGATTTTTCTACACCAGATGTTAAGATTAACAAACTTACAAGCTACCTTACAAGCTAACCTTACATGCCGCTGCCTAAGATCATAGATGTCTGCAAGGTGGATTTATTCACCAAGGAAACCGAGTTACAAGACCGTTACGATGCGGTTACAGTGGCCCGGTTGCTGCGCATCCGTGACGAATACCAATGGGTGCTGGCCAATCCTGACCTGGCAGACCGCCTGTTTGTCGATGAGTTCACCGGCCGTTATGGACTGAGTGACGGCGCCATCTATGCCGACCTGGCCATCATCAAGCAGCTGCTCCCGGCATTGTCGAGCTCGAGCCGTGACTTCCACAGGTGGAAGGCGAACCAGATGCTGCTCGAGACCTATGCCATGGCCAAGAAACGCAAGGACACGAAAACCATGGAACGGGCCGCCTCCAGCTATGCGAAATACAACCGTGTGGACTTGGAGGATGAACAGGTCATGCCCTATGACCAAATCGTTATCCAGCCGTTTACGGCGACGAACGACCCGAGCGTGCTGGGCATCAAGCCCATCCCGGACATCGATAAACGCATCAAGGAGATGACGGAGAAATACCGCCGTGAGACAATCGATATCGATGATGTGGAATACGAGGAGGCCGACCTGGAAGAAAACGAACTCTTTGGCCCTGCAGATGAAACAGACGAATCCCATATACTTTAACAAGCCCCAGCGGCTGACACAGCTGATCGGGGCGAACACCACGGTCATCGTGGCCGGGCGTCGAACGGGTAAGACGGACTCGATCGCCGCTCCTTTCGTGCTGCGGAACATGCAGCGCATGAAGGGGAGCACCGGCGGCATCGTGGTGCCGACCTTTCGCCATGGACTGACGAACACGATTCCTGGACTGTTGACGGCATGGAAAAGATGGGGACTGCTCGAGGGCATCCACTATGTGATCGGCAAGAAACCGCCCAAGTCGTTCGGCGTTCCCATCATCGACCCGAAGTATTACGAGCATGTCATCAGCTTCTACAATGGCTCGGTGGCCATCATCCTCTCACAGGACAGACCTGGCGCCGCCAACTCGCTGACACTGTCCTGGGTGCTGGTGGATGAGGCGAAATTCATCGATTATGACAAGCTGAAGGATGAGGTGTTTCCGGCAAACGGCGGCATCAAGTCACACTTCGGGAAGCACAGCTTCAACCACGCCGTGATGATCCTGAGCGATATGCCGCAGACCCAGAAAGGGTCCTGGTTCCTCCACTACCGGGAGAAGATGGACGTGGAACTGATCGAGACCATCAAGGGCATCATCTGGCAGATATGGCATACGAAAGAACGCATCCGCGAGATGAAGGCTGCAGGTAAACCCGTTCCTGGTTACCTGCAGGGGAAACTCCGGCTGCTGGACCGTGACCTGAATCGGCTGCGCTCGGTGGCCGTCTACTATAAGGAATACTCCAGTATCGAGAACCTCCAGCTGCTGGGTGAGAACTACATCAAGCAGATGAAACGCGACCTCACGCCGTTGACGTTCCAGACATCGATACTGTGCCAGCGAATCGGCATCGCCAAGGATGGCTTCTATTCGTCTATGAAGGAACGCCACAAATACGACGCTAGCGATTTCGAATACCTGGACAGCCTGGGATGGCACCCTGACCCTTCAGCACTCGACAGCAGGGCAGACCGTGACGTGGATCCTGACGCGCCCATCTGCATCGGCATGGACTACAATGCGAACATCAACTGGATTGTTGCCGGCCAACCGAGGAGGGAAAAGCTGCTGGTCATCAAATCGTTCTACGTGAAATACCAACGCAAGATCCCGGAGCTGGTGGCCGACTTCTGCGCTTACTATATGCACCATCGGAAGAAGACGGTGGTGTTCTACTATGACGCAACGGCCTTGGGCTCGAACTATGCGGTGAATGAGCAGGATTTCCAGTGGGTCATCAAAACGGAGTTCGAACGCCGGGGATGGGAGGTCATCAGCGTGTACCTCGGGAACCCAATGCGGCACGACGAGAAATACCTGCTGATCAACCAGGGCTTCGCGGGAAAGAACCGCCTCATGCCGTACTTCAACCGCCAGAACAATGACGACCTTATCCTGGCGATTCAAACGGCTGGAGTGGAGCGCGGCCGCAATGGTTTCCGAAAGAATAAATCGGGTGAGAAACTGGAGGAAAATGAAGAAAATTTGTTGGAACACCGCACCGATGGCACGGACGCATTTGACACACTGTATATAGGCTGCGAGAAGTTCCCGCAGCAGGTGATGACAAGCCGTTACTCATTAATTGGAATCGGATAACTCATAGTTTTTTAAGTTTTGGAAAGTTAATAAATAAAGAAATGGGGATGGTGACTCGTGAGAGCCGCCATCTTTTTTGTACTGCCTGGAGGTTGGCCATTGGATGGACGATGGGGTGCTGCCATGGCTTGTTTTAATGATTGACAGCTGTCGCTACCTTTTTCTGATGCAAAGGTAGTGCGGCTCGCTGCACGTCAAGGCTGAAATGAACAGCGGGGAGAAATCTCCACACCTTCGGGTAGTATTTCCCGCCGCTGGCCTTGCCTCTGCTGCTACCACCGCCTACTTGGTGGGCATCGTAAAAAGGTTATACGCGACAGCGTGATCAATGATTATAAACAATTAAAACAAAAAGTTATGACAGCAGTATTTAACACATCGTCCCTCAATTCAATGGCTGGCACCTCCCGCCAGTCGGGTAAAAAAGGTTACCGCTCTTGCGAGCTCAATAATTACAAGGTCGAGGTGGTGGACTTCGATGGCGCCACCGAGGAGTTTAACGTGGAGGCCTCTAGCCACTCAGAGGCCGCCGAGAAGGCCGAAGAACTCGCCTGCGGTATGCAGGTTAGCTATATGAACATCTACAAAGATAATTTTTAATCCACATTTATGTTTTAGAAGTTGCGCACGACACGGACCCAGTGCTACCGCTATGTTTAACGATTTTGATTTAGGTACTATGACCAGCCAGACCCTTAACATCGTCCCCGTGATGGAGCAGGCCGCCGCCCTCGTTCCCGATGTAGAACTGCATGAGGATGACCGCTTTCTCGACTTCGAGAAAAACAAGGTGCAGCCGCTCACGATGGAGCAGCTGAGGCGCACCCTGCGCGAACACGATGCCGAGAAAGGCGACGCCATCCACGGCATCACACACGTTGACCTCATCGATGGAGTCATGGACATCTGCCGCTCCTACAACTACGCACCCGAGATTTATGACATGTTCGCCACCAACAACCGGGACAAAATGACCCCGGGAGTCAGCGTGTACCCCGAACTGGAAGCGCAATACGGCCCCAAAGCAGTAGAGGCGCACACCATCCGCCGACTCTATGCGAACATCCGCCTGCGGGACTTCGACACCGAGGAACTGACAACTAACATCGCTGTCAGCTACACACAGCGAGGCCTGCAAATCGGCATCGGCCGTAATGTGATGGTATGCCATAACCAATGCATGTTGGCCGCCGAGCACTATGTGGCCGACTTCTCGATGGCCGACCACAAAGGCACACACAAGACACCCGCCGACATGCTGGCCACCGTCCGCCAGTGGATGCGCGACCTGCGTGACATCATCGCCGAAGATGATGAAATGATAGAACGCATGAGACGCGCCATCCTCACCCCCGCTCAGGTGCTGCTCGTTATCGGGATGCTGACCGCCGCCCGTGTGCAGGCCGACTCGAACCACAAGGATATCAAGGTTAACAACGTCTACCCCCTCAACCAGGCGCAGATCTCCAAGTTTACGGAGGCGCTGCTGATTCGCCAACACCATAACGGCCGACTCTCCGCCTGGGACATGTACAACGCAGCTACCGACCTCTACAAGCCGCAGACCGCCGAGCAGACCATGATACTGCCGCAAAATATGGCTTTTGTGAACTTCCTCCGCTCTAACAACGTGATTTGATGAGCGACAGACCGATGGCGGTGCCCGCTCGGGCGCCGCCTTCAAGGTCTGAGGGAAACCTGCGCGAAAAAATCGGGCTCCCTGCAGGGAGACCCGATTTTTCTGTCTTTTCGTATAAAAGAAGTGGAAGATACTTTTGTAATATGGCAACAAGCATTCAAAATAATCTGCTGGAATATTACTTCTCGTCACAGCTGCCTGATTTGCGATGGCAAACGGACGAGGAAGCACTCACCGTGTCTCTATACTGCCCAATAGAAGGCGTCGATATACTGGAGCTGACATTGACCGCTGTAGGTGGTTATGTCGACCTGCAGGAAGTTCGCGATGCGGTGGAGCGAAAAATGCGCTACTTGAATAAGGACCAAATCTATCTGCAAGTGCGATGGAAAGAGCCTAGCGCTAGAATCTATAATATATCTGGAGGGTGTAATGTATATTACTGCGTACAGAATATCGTGGGCAGCTGCAGCGCATGGATAGAAGCACATTTTCTGACCACGCTGAAAAGCAAGCCTCTGCCAGGCGAGAACGCTACGGAACGCCTCTACTTCTACGCTTCTCGAGCCATGGTTGTCACCCCTCAGACATGGGTGACCTGCAGGCTGTCTGACGGCACCGTCCGCACGATAGAAGTCTCCTACTTTGGGAGTGTGTCTGTCAGTGACTCTACCAAAGGCGTGCTGTCCTGGACACTGCCTGACATGCTGGATGCCGCCCAGGATGAAAATGAGGATGTGGAGGAAGTGCTGGCAGTGGCCATCAACGCCGGCAGCCGAATCATGAACTACTACAAGCCTCGCATCACTCCTAATTTGGCCATCGCGTTCCTGAACTGCTTCAGCCTGACGGAGATCGCCTGGCTGAACTGCGTGACGACGAAGAAGACCAAGGACGGCCGCAAGGTCGCCCATGTGGCGCACCGGGCAAAGGTCTATGACCTGGATCCGCAAGTGACCTACGAGACGGAAACCTGCCCGCTGCCGCTGGAGGTGGCCGACTGGCTGTCACAGCTGGTGACGGCGCAACTGGCATGGCTGGGCGACGGCACCGCCATCGTGATCACGGAGGGCGACGCTTCCATCAGCGACGATGCCGCTGTAATGAACACCCTGAAATTCACCTGGCAGCGTGACGACTCGCGCGATCTGGCGAACATCGACGGTGTGGACATCAACATATTCAACCAACCGCCGTTCGGCTACCAATTCGATTAATCATGGCACACTCCATCCATATATCCACAGCCCGCAAGATGCTGGATGCCGGCGATCCTGTGGACATCTCCTTCTGGACGAAGGAGGGCGAGCTGATATCACTGCATGATGTGGTGGGACTGAGCTACAACTTCCGCTCAGGCACCCACAACATCAAACTGCTGGCCAGCCGCCAGATCCGCACCATCCGCGATGTTTTTTTGTACAAAATTAATGATATGACCATATTTCTATGAAGACAGAAAAACTGATGACACCGAGCGTTGAGATCATCCCCGGTGTGGAAGCCAAGGCCGCATTCCTTCTCGACAGCAGCTCGACGTTCCGGGAGCAGAAAACGGACGCCGTGAAACTGGGCGAGAATGATTACTATATGCCTTGGGGAAAAGGCAACGACATGCCTTACAATATCCTGGATCTCATCGAGAGCGATGAGACGGTATCGACATGCCTGATGTGGAACGCCCAGATGTGCTATGGCAGCGGACTCAAATACAACACGGATGAGGCCAGCAAGGAAGTGGCTGAGGAAGTGGATGAATGGCTGCTCGAAAACTCCCTCACATCGTACTTCCTTGGCGTCGCACAGGACTTGAAGCATTGGGCATTCGCTGTCAGCGTGATCATCCTGAGCAAGGATGGCAAGCGCATCGCCCGGCTGATCCGTAAGGAGGCCTGCTATTGCCGCTTCTCCAAGGCGAACGAGAAAACGGGAGTCATCGAAAAGGTGTATTACGGCGCCTGGCGCGATGAGGTGGAGCTGAAGGATCTCGAGGTGATTCCTCTGCTTGATGAGCATAACCCCTGGGGCGACCTGCAGGATCGTCTCAACCGTAACCTCGTCAAGAAGAATAAGGATACCAAGTTCGCCATCGTGACTCGCGTGCCGACGGCTGACCACACCTACTATCCCATCCCGTACTGGGCCGCCCTGTTCCGCTCGAACTGGTACGACATAAAACGTCTTATCGCCCTGGCCAAGAAATCCAAGATCCAGAATGCGGCACCCATCCGCTACCTGGTGGAAATCTCTGACAAGTACTTCGAGAGACTCTTTGCCCAGGAGGGCATCACCGACCCGGAACAGCGGAAAGCGCGTGTGGTGAAGGCCAAGCAGGAGATCCTGGACTTCCTCTCTGGCACCGAGAACTCGGGCAAGACGTGGTTCGCCAACTTCTGGACTTACCCGGACGGGAAAGAATGCCACGAGGTGATGATCACCCGTGTCGATGACAAGAAGGAGGGTGGCGACTGGGAGAGCGATATCCAGGAGAGCGTGAACATGATCTGCTTCACGTTCCAGGTGCACTCCAACCTGGTAGGCTCTGTCCCCGGAAAGTCCCAGATGAATAACAGTGGCAGCGACAAACGCGAGCTCTACACGATTGCCCAGGCGCTGCAGAAACCCTACCATGACCTGCTGTTCCTGGTGCACCGCATCATCATCAAGTTCAACGGATGGACTGGCGTCACGCCTGAAGTGCCGTTCATCCAGTTGACCACCCTCGATGAGGGTACCGACGCGAAAGAAGTGAAACCCGCTAACAAGAACAATGGCGATGAAGATAATAACGAGTAACGATATCCTGATGGGTATGGTCCCCAACGTGGTGACCACTGTGGAAGGCGAAAAGCCGCTCTTCGAGAAAATGAACCACCAGCTGGAACTTTCCGAGGCTTGGGCGCTTGACACGTTCACAGGTGCCGAAGTGCTGGACGAGATAGCCGGTGAGCCGTCTTCTATCGGATGGAGATACCTGGCGTCGCTGATTGTGGCCGACGCGCTGCGCCGGGCAATACCGTCTCTGGACGTGGTGCTGACACCCAACGGCTTCGGCATCGTGTCCAACAGCAATGTGGCGCCGGCAAGCAAGGAACGTGTCGAAAGGCTGATCCAACAGATGGCCAGCCAACGCGACAACTTCATCACTATGCTGATTATTAATCTTAGGGGCCGTTCCTCGTGGCGCAACAGCCATCAGTTCGCATGGTTCACGGAATCTCTGATATCAGGTCCGAAGGCTTGTGTGACGGCTGTATGTGACCGCATCCGTGAGGGGCAACGGTGGGACCTGTTCCTGCAGCTCAGACAACGTGCCATCACGATTGAGGACGCCATCGCCGAGAAATGGATCAGCTACGGCGTGATGCAGCAGCTCCGCGTGGAACTGATGACAGTGAATAACCCAACGGTGCACCAGGTGGCCCTGAAGGTGCGCTCCTGCGTGTTCAACGAGCTTCGGGGTATGCCACGCAACCACTGGGACCTGGACCGTATCGTGAACTATATCCGCAAAAACGCTGATATCTTCCCGACCTGGGCGACCAGCGACACGGCCAGACTCTACAACAATCCTCCTGTGTTCAAGAACAAGAAAGATTCACCCGGCTATTTCTTCTGACAATCATGGACCCTAAAAAAGTTACCATCAGTATCACGCTGCCGAAGTCATGGGCAGAGCTGACGAATGAGCAGCTCTACTATGTCTTTGACCTGATCGGCGACTCGCTGAGCGGGGCACAGATCCGGGCCTACTGCTTCTTCAGATGGAGCGGGCTGGGCGTGGTGTGCCGCTATGGCGATGGCTATATCCTCCGCAAAAACCGACTGGAGTGCTTCGTTACCGGGGATATCGTGGCCGGCGCGATGCAGTCGCTGAATTACCTGGAGGAATTTCCAGACCGCCCCGTGCGCATCGGGAAAATCCGTAAACACTATGCGTGTGAGGCTGAACTGGATGACGTGCCATTCGAGAAATACCTGTATGTGGAAAACCTCTACCAGGGATATATGCACACGCAGAACCACCATCTGCTGCAGGAAATGGGGGAAATCCTCTACGACTGCGATGGCCTGCACTTCAACTCTGCAGAGAAAATGAATGTGTTCTACTGGTGGACTTCCCTGAAGGAATATTTCAGCAAGCTGTTCCCTAACTTCTTCGTCCCTGCAGGGACACCGACAGACGGCAACCTTCTGGGCAGCTCAAAGTCAATCGGCCAGCAGCTGCGCGATGCGATGAACGCCCAGATCCGCGCACTGACCAATGGCGATATCACCAAGGAAAAGGAAGTGATGGCCATGCCTACCCAAAGGGCATTGACGGAACTTGACGCACTGGCCAAAGAGGCCGAAGAAATCAAACGTAAATATGGCAGCATATCTAAATAAAAACTACAACTGGGACGCTACGGCTTTCTTCAGGGACCTGGTAGTACGTAACAAGCTGGCACAGGAAAATGACTACAGGTTTGCCATGGTGAGCGGCTTGAACGGACTGGAGGAATATATCAATCAGGCGCAGACGGCGAAGGCCGCTATATGCGTGAGTGACATTTCCCCCGGCTACACCGAGATGAACAATACGCCGCATACCCGTCGCGTCAAGACGGTGTTCATGCTGAAACGCCATGCATTGAACGACATGAAGGCCAGACAGGCGTGCATGGACGAGATGCGGGAGATTTTCCGCCAGTTCATGTCGGTGCTGTTCAAGGAGAAGACTCGTATAGAACAGGGCCTCCTCTACCTGGATCCTCGTGTGTCGTTTCAGGAGATCGAGCAGCACTTCGCCATGGGCTGCGCATGTGCCTTCTTCCAAGTGAGCTTCGACGTATATACTAACCTGGTATATCGTGAATCGGAATGGCTGCAATGAACGAGGATAAAGCGTTTAAAGAACGATACAAATATGTGACGTCGTTCTACCTGACCATGCTGAACATCTGGCGTGAGCAGGTGACGCTGCTTGGCGTGATAGACACCGGCATGCTGCTGTCCTCCATCAGGGAGAGCCATTTCGACGCTGCTGGAGATTTCAAGTCAGCCAACTATGAGTGGCTGTTCAACGAATACGGCTTGTGGCAGAACTATGGCACGGGCCGTGAGGTTTACAGGGGAAATCCGGGCGATATCGGCAGAGCGAAAGTGCGCGAGGCCCGCCCATGGATGTCCAAGAAATTCTTTTCTTCACTGATGAACATCAAAGAGTTTATGGCTGATAATCTTGGCAGGGAGTTCCTGGGAATCTTCAGCGAAGCCCTGGACTATGATAAACTGCGCAAAAACTCAAACTTCTATAAAACTCATCCTATCTAAGATATGAGCGACTATACAACAAAAGCGACTGCTGTGCTGTCGGTCAATGGAGACCAGGCTAAAAGTGAAATACCTAAGCTGAAAAAACTGATCGTTGACCTTCAAGTGGCTGTGGACAATGCCGCCAAGGCTGGCAATAAACCGCTGCTGAAAAGCCTGAAAAGAGAACTGAAGGACGCGCGTAAGCAACTCAAGGACTTCGAGAGTGCCGCCCATGCTGCAGACTATGTTATGCGTACCTTGGACAAGGCTACGCCTAAGCAGCTGAGTGCTGCACTTCGCCAGCTGAAGAAGGAACTGAACGATATTGAACGTGGATCCAAAGCCTGGGACGAACAGATCAGGAAGATTAAACGTGTCCAGACAGAACTTGACCGGGTGAACAAACAAATGAAGGGCCACGAATCCTTGTGGACCAGATTCTCTAAATCGATGTTCCAATGGGGTAACGCCCTCATGGTGGCCGCTGGCGCCATGACGGGACTGGTGATGTCCGGCCGTCGTGCCGTGGAAGCATTTGCGGAAATGGACCAGGAAATGGCCAACGTCCGCAAATATACGGATATGTCCAAGGAGGCTGTCGAAGGACTTAATGAGGAGTTCAAGAAGATGGACACGCGCTCATCACGCCAGCAGCTCAACAAACTGGCGCAAGAGGCTGGCCGTCTGGGCATGAAATCCGAGGAGGATGTGATGGGCTTCGTCCGTGCTGCAGACAAGATCAATGTCGCCCTGGATGAATTGGGTGAGGGGGCTACGCTTACCCTGTCCAAGCTGACCAATATCTTCGGCGACCGGGAACGCCTGGGTGTGGAAAGGTCGCTGTTGGCCGTCGGCTCTGTCATCAATGAGCTGTCACAGAACTCGACCGCCTCAGCATCCTACCTGGCTGAGTTCGGAAGCCGCCTTGGCGGTGTGGGTGCTCAGGCGAAAATGACGACCCAGCAGATCATGGGCTATGGCGCTGTCCTGGACTCCTATAACCAGAAAGTGGAATCATCCTCTACGGCACTGTCGCAGGTCATCGTCCGCCTGTATCGCGAGCCGGCCAAATATGCGAAGGTGGCCGGACTTGACGTGAAGGAGTTTACCGACCTGCTGAAGAATGATGCCAACGCTGCGCTGATCATGTTCCTCGAGACA